GTTTTGTTGTTTTAATCTTAGTGGGCAAAGATAAGACTGGTGGCAATACCAACCGCTCAGTCATGAGGTGTTTTCGAACTACGCCAAGTTCTGCAAGGGAGAGCCCTGAAGTCATAGAGATGTCCAATATAAGCGATTTTTCATCGGATTCGATAGTATACACACTTTGCAGTTTGTGTGCTTGTGCCAAATTGTATGACACACTATCGACCAACTTTTGATTATATTGTCCACCGCAAGATTTCAAGTATCTGCCAAGATCCTCATATATAGGTACCCCGCGATAAACTGCAGAATACATTGTGCCCAAACTGAAATAATAATCCCTCATATTGGTGTTAAAATCAGGATTTATTACTGTTTGGACCGAAGTTAAAAGTTTTTTCAAGTTCTGCACGTAAAAGAAAGAATTTCCATTACGTAGATATTTCCCACTGCAGAATTCCACATCCCACCAATTTTCGCGATGTATCAACTTGGCGTCAAATCCAAATAAAATGTAATAATCCACAAGAGGCTTTCCCGTAGGATTACCCAAAATGGAATCATCACCTTTCAGAATGATAGACGGCTTGCATTCACAATCTCGTTTATAGTGACCAGCATCACAATGGTTGAGTAGCCATGTGTACACACTGGTGATGTAGTTTAAAACGCCATTTCCGGACGAAGTATCCATGTCCCCTGAACCTCTGCACCAAGCAAATTGAAATCGCACCCCATTTGGAGTTTGCCCTTTCTTCAAACATTTAATAGCAAACAATTTGTCAAACTCAACTTCGTCAAACCCTTCCATCCCACGCAAACTCTCTTTCATGACATAATGTTCGAGAGCTAACATGAAATGGCGTTGACTAGACTCATACTTTGACATATCATTTTCATCAAATGAATGCATACTGGCAACCATCTTGGAGAACTTATCCCCACACGATGCAAAATCACACGCATTAGCAACTTCATCACACGCGAAAAAAGCCTTTTCGAATGGCGCCACATACTTCGCATACAAAATGTTGAACTCTGGATTTCTGCCCATAATGAACCGAGGAGCCTTATCTTCAAAATATCTTTCATTTTTGATAAAAGCACCCACAGTAGATGTATGAGCATTGAAACCTTTGTTCTTCAAATCGTAATAAGCTTTTCTGTAGCGCATTCCCAATTTACCTTTCTTGCTTGCGAGGAAATGATCGAGGGATAAGGCCTCTATTCCGTTGGTTTTGATCTTACAAACCAAATCGTCGCATATACTTCTGACCAAATCCCAATCGATACTAGCCAGCTTAGGTTCAGGAGTCTTTTTAAAATATCGTTTGTGAAAAGACTCCACTTCGTTTCCTGTACTCGAAGCGTTAACTACCGTCGGCCAGGAATCAACCAACGGTAATGTGAAAACGTGAACTAACTCGCTCCGGAAAACCAATTCGCTAGCGCCGCCAAAAAAGTTTGCGCCTGCTCCTGTAGTATCGGTACTGCTAGTCCCAACGTGGTTCCGCTTGCCACGCCTGCCATCGCTGGCACCGCCAACGCCCCCACCATGTCGATCGCACTCTGAACAAGTGTGCTCTCCACAGCCTCCTCCGCCGACTCCACAATCAGAGGCACTAGTGCCTCCATTTGCTGAATCGCCATATTCGGGACATCGACCATTGCGTCCACAACGAAACCCGCGTCCGCGAGCGACATCATAGACACGCCTAGTTCCATCGACGTCATCGCCGTCTCCA